TCATTTGTCAAATTTATTATATTCAATATCATCTTTTGGAATTGCGATAAGTTTATCTAAATCCGAAAGATCTCGTATACCTATTTGTGCTCTGATGTATTCAAAAGCATGAGGGTGTATTTGCGACTCCAGATTTGATAACATGTTTTTTAATTCAGATACAAATTGTTTATATTCGCTTTTGGGCAGATAATATTTAAAATATACAATTAAATCAAATATTTTTTGGTCTAAGTTTCTTGAATAGCCGGAACTGAGTAAGGAAAAGTATTTTTCTAGAATTCTTCCGGTTCTATTTTTAGAACTACTTTTTCGACTCAAACAATACACCCGTTCATTGTGAGCACAAGCGTTTCGAATTTTTCTCATCCAATGAAGACTTCCGATTAAGAGCTTAACATTTGCTCGGCCTTGTTCATCTTCCAGTCCATATAAATGGCATAATGAATGCGAAACATCAGTAGGACTACATTGTATAATGTCTATAAAAGTAGAAAAATTAACAACTTTTATCATTATCCAAGTCGGAATTTGCTTATGATTATCCATATAAAATTTAACATAATCAAGCTGGCTTTTACTAAGTTCGTTGTATGCTTTAGATATAACGGACATTTTTTCTTGCAGAGATTTGTTTGGTGAATATGCATTCGTGTCGTACCATGGAATCTTTCCATTTTCATTACATTCATCAAATTTGTAGCCAGTTAATGTTCGGGCTTCTTCCTCTACCTGAGTAATATATCTTAAAAGAAAAGATCTTAATTGGTTGTCAAATTGCTTCACTGCATGTAATTGACTGATTGATGTGCCGGATATATAAATATGATTTCCATTAGAATCTTGTCCACTGACAAAAGGAGTTTTATATCCATTTACAATATTGAAATAGCCTGCCCGCACTAAAATCTTTTTATGAGAGGATCCTTTGCAATAAATATGCTTATCGTTCCTCAATTTTTTCATCTGTTGATTGTAAGTTAAAAAGAGTTTATCTTCTGTCATATATCCACCTCCTTAATAATATCTTTAACTTATTACAATACCTAAAATTACCAACATAATAGCCAACCAATTGACCCATACTAATATCATGAAGATATTACTCGATAAAATAATGTATGACAAACATCTGACCATCCGTCAGACCGCCATCCTTACGGGTGTTCCGAAATCAACGATAGCAGATATCGCATCGGAGAGGATCAGTCCTAGACTAGACATCCTGGAGCAGCTGGCGAAGGGGCTAAACGTCAGGATCACCGACCTTTTTGAGTCGGATTACAAATAAGTGTCCGGGTACTCGGACAAATTTCAAAAACGCACCAGTTTTAGGAAACGTATGTGTTTTTATATATAGAGGATGAAGAACCTCACATATATAAAGAACAAATGTTCGAAAATATATTGATTTTCCATAGTACAAGAAGTATGATAAATACAAAGGAATTTCGAACAACTGTTCTGATACACAAGAGCGGAGGTGCGTACATATGAATCACGACAAAAAGCAGCAGGATATCAATTTTATAATTGAATTACTTAAAAAGGAGCCGCCTGATAGGGTACGTGAAATATTGATATTTATCAGGAATTACCTTAAAAAGTAGATGCAGGGAGCCGGTTTTTACTGGCTCTTTTTTAGGTTATCTATATACTGCAATGCGATTTTCTCCAAAGTAGCTTTGCTGGTATCATCCAGCTGCTCATAAGTAACGATAAATGACTGTATTGCACTTGCAACTGCGGAATCAGTATCACGCAGAAGCATGGCGGTATATTTCATGATCTTCTCCTGTTCGGTAAGCTGTTCGAACATCTCACCTTTCCCCGATCGGAGCCAGTCTTCGTTTACATTGTGCTGTTTACATATTAAAGAAATGACAGCATCTATAGGTTCATTTCTTCCAGATTCATAAGTAGCCATAGTACTTCTTTTTATACCTATGCTATCCGCAAATTCTTGCTGAGTCATATCTAATTCTTTTCTCAATTTCTTTAGACGCTCATTCATTTTTCCTCACCTCACTTCTTGGACTCGATTATACTATACGACTATCCAAAAATCAATAGAAAATGTTGCAAAATCACAAAATGTCGCAAAATAGCAAAAAAATATTGACAAATTCTGAAACGCGACATAAAATGGACTCATAGCAACAAAGCAATTTACAAAAACACAAAAGTGAGGTGAGGGAAGATGGATAAACTGAGTGAACTGAATGAGCTGATCGAAGACATGGAAGCGGTTGCTGATAAATATTACAGAAAAATGAAAGAGGAATCTTCTGATTATCTGGAAGTAAAAGAGAAATATGAGAGAACAGCAAGAGCTGTAGCATACAGAGATAGTTCTGAAATGGGCAGATTTTTACAAAAACGATGGACGAAAGATTATGAAAAAGATCTTGAAAACATTGGGATACCTTCGAGAGAAAAATAATCCGGAAAGAGGTGAAAAAATGCGTATAGAAGGAACGACAAACAAAATGATGAACTTCTTAAAAAAGAATGGAATTAATCTTTCGGAGTTGTCCAGAACATCAGGAGTTTCATATAAATTGCTGTACGCAAGCGTGAGAGACAAGAATAGAAAAAGAGAACTAAGGGCAGATGAATTTCTAAGCATTTGTGAAGCACTAGAAGTTGATCCAGGAATATTCGCAAAAGAACGGAGCACGAAGTGAGGTGAAAAAAGATGGATAAAAAGATTGAACAATTAGAAAAACAGATCGAAGAAATGAAAAAAACAATCCGCGACCTGTTTTTGTTCTTTGTTGCAACAAGCGTAGTCTTTATAGGGGCAAGCCTAATAGACACAAAAAATTATGCAGTTATTCACGATTATTATCAGGAGTCACTGCAGAATGATCAACAGACGATTCAGGATCTTGAAAAACTGCAGAAGGCACTTGAGAAGAATCAAGCAGACGCTTTGTAGCATCAGACAAGCTGTCAATGACTTCCTGCTGAGAAGAATTTGTAGCGTCGATGGAATCAACAAGATCATGGAGAGTTTTGTTAGTATCCTCTTGGATTTCCAAAATTCTTTCTTGATACTCAGCTGTCTGCTTGGCCTGCTGATAGTTCTGATATTGTGTGTAAGAAAATTCACACATACTGAACAGAAGAAGAATCAAAGACCATGTATGAATCTTAACTCTGTAATTGCCGAGCGGGATAAAAATGCTACCAGTCAGATCCAAAACTTTGACGGCATTTTCATCAACGATAACATAATCACCATCAGGAAGATCGTTAGAATCCTCAAAATCAATAAGTACTTGCTGAATCCCGGGAATAAAGGATTCAAATGTTTTGAACGAAGAATTTACTCCAAGATCATCAAACAGCCCGCCAATTTCTGAAATCTTTTTAAAGATGCCATCAGACTCGGACAGCCCACTACCTTCGAATAATTCCGGTAATAACTTTGAAAAATCCAGAGGAGTAAATATAGAGTCAAAACCTGTAATGGCAGGAGTGACAAAGTTTTTCTGGATGCCAAAGTCGAGCGTTGGAGATGTGAGATCTCTGTGATTGTTACTCATAATAACCCCTTCTTTCTAAAATTTGTTTATGACGAATTTTACCATGATGGGGAAAATAAATCAAATGAAAAAGAGGTGAACCAAATGTTAAACATGGAAGAGAGAAAAGAAAAAGAAATTAACAACATGATAGATATCTTAAAACAGATTGATCTGCCGGATATCCTTCTGCTTTCCAGAGACGCCAATACATTATTGATGCGTCAGCAGGAAGCGGGGGTGGTGAAAGAAAGTGCATAAGTAAAGCGAGGTAAAAAAATGGCACCAACTAAAAAGAACTGGACTGCAATCATAATAGCATTGATTCTTACAGCGGTCGAAAGAAAAACAATGAACATGACACAATGGGAAAACTCTGCCACATATATGCTTATTTACCTGTGTGTTCGAGCAATATTGGAAGATTAGAAGAGGAATAAAGAAAATGGTAATAACAATAGCGATAGCCTGCGTCACGACTTCTGCTGCAGTCTCGATTGCGACAACAAAAATATTAGCTGCCTATTATTTCAAAATTGTAGACAGCTATGTAGATGAAACGTGCAAAGAGACGAGAAAGTTCGTCAACGAAGCTTGCGAAAGAATAAACAGGAGGTAACAAATGAAAAGACTGTGTTACAAATGCTTCTCTGAACTTCCGGAGAATGCAAATTACTGCCCGATCTGCGGGGAACCGATGAGAGAACAGGAGAAAAAAATACCATTACCATTGAAGGTAACGGATAAAGCCATCCATGTAAAAGGCGAAGTAAATAGTTATGAAACGGGTTGGAGCACCAAAGCGGAGAATCGGAAGATTCGAGAGGAAACGTTAAAAAGTTTCAATTTGTTCCCTACCGCACTTGTTGGGGAAGACAGTACGATTTGCGTACCATCCAATCCAACAGAAGGCAGATCGGTAATTTACGAACAAATAACGGATCACGAATACTTCCAAAGAAAAGAAATCAAAAAAGAAGCCAAAGAACGGCATTTTAGAATACGTATTGATCCGGAGTCTCCGTTTGCAGAAGAAATCATGTATCAGACAACCATACTGAAAGAGATTCTGGACAAATTATATGTGCTCCAGAATACAGGAAGCGCAATTATCAACACCCAGGAATTCGCAAGAGCCGTCAGGGGTGTATGTAACGAAGAAAAGGAGAAAGAAGGTGAACCAGATGAATTATAACGAAAGATTAATGCCATGCCCGTTTTGCGGTGGAAAGGCAAACATGATAACAATAGCCAATGGATCCACTCATCATGATGTAAGTTTTACATTTGGAATCGAATGCTCGGAATGTGGAACGTGTCTTCCGTGGGTACATGAGTTAAGAGCCACACTTGAAAATGGCGAGCTGAAAATAACAAAAGACGAAAGAGACAAAGCTGTTGAAGAGTGGAATAGAAGAATGCAAAAGAAAAAAAGCGAGGAAGAATGATGGAAAGACCAAGAAAAAACATCACCGCAACAATACAGCCCCGAAAAGCAACTGACAAAGGCGGGTGGCTGTGTATGCCATTAGCAGACAATATACCAAACGGTAAGAAAGGATGGAGGAAAATCCACTGTCCGATCTGCGGTGATATGTGTTGGAAGAGACCGGAAGACGAAGCTCTTATTCTCTACAACGGATTGGATGGAGCTGCATGCACACGGTGTGCTTTAAAGATGGGAGGTGACGTATCATGAACAAAAGAGTAAGAGAGATCATCAAAATGCATATGAATGCCGGATTAATACAACCAACCACATGGATTTCAATAATAGATCTGTCTGCAGGAAAAAGAGAAGGTGTTAGTGCTGGCGGACGATGGATATCAAAATATCTCGAAAGAGAGGTTGGCGCGTATAAATTAAGCGAGCGTAACGGGCTCTGCATTATGCTAAAAAGCCAAGAGGAATCGGAGGAAGAAAACCCGTATTCGAAGAAAAGAACACAGGATCCAGATGAACTTATTCCGGATTTGGTAGAGAAAGCACAGATGCAGCAGACTTTATATGATGTATTGAGAATGTTGGACGAATGGGAATATCCTTCGAGACACATCGATGACGCGGAAGAGAATCTGAGATGTGCTGCCAGAGAGCTGCGCGACGAAATCGAGAAAATCCAGAACATAATGACGGAAGGGGAAAATAAGAGAGAATGATGAATCAAAAGAAAATTGATCTCCTGAAGAAACTAAAAAACTTGGCGGAACAGGGTGTTGGAGGAGAAAAAGAAACAGCTCAGAAGAAACTGAAACAGCTGATGCAAAAGTACAATGTGGAAGAAGAGAAACTGTCAGACGACACAGAAGAAAAGTATGAATTCACGTTCCATGGGGAATTTGAGAGAAGACTGCTACTTCAGGTAGGGTACAAGATTCTCGGAAAGAAAATAAAAAAGAAAATGTACGAATACAAAAAAGGCACTGGAAAGAGAACGACCAGAATAATCGAATGCACAAAAGCGGAAGCGTTACAAATTCGTATAGAGCACGAATTTTACTGCGACTTATGGAAGGAGGAACAAGACTTTTTCTTCGAATGCTTTATCCAAAAACACAGGATATTTACAGAAGACAATGAAGAAGAAACAGGAAAAAACAGAAAAATGACGAGGGAAGAACTAACCCGAATGGGTGCTGCAATGGGGGCCATGCAGGACAAAAGCTGGACACAAAGAATTGGGGGATAACAAATATGAAAAGACATATCCGGAAAAATAAGGCGATCAGAGCAATCAAGATTATTGAGATTGAAGCTACGCTACTGATTACAGAAGTAATATGGCTCTTGCTCCTGTTTTACTGCAGAACAGCGGGACCATTAGATATCGTATGGAAGTAAAGAAAGCAACAACAGATACAAGCAAGTGAGCATATATAGATAAAAAAGGAGGTACATAGCATGATTGTAGAGACGATCGTAACAAACGGATGTACGTGTCACGTATCAGATGAAGCGTATAAAGATAAAAGCCAGGATGAGATCCAGCGTATCATTCGTGATTTTTCAGATCTCATTGCCAGATGCATGGAAGAAAAGATGGCGAAAGCATCATAAAAGAAAAAGCCTTCAGGAAACTGGGTGAAGCTCCTGAAGGCACACAATGCATTGATTTTCCCAAACCTTACAACCACGGGGTAAAAGTTCAATACATCTATAAAAATTATAGAACGAACTTTCGGGAAAGTCAATGCATCATATTGCCGTCTTTTCGCCAAATATCCAGAACAAATCAGGGGGGGGGCAATACCCCCGTTAAGCACTTGATAAAGATATTAAGATAAGGACCGACAGCATGATAAAAAGAGTGACATATAAGCTGAGAAAAGGAGATGTCCTGATCGTACAGGAGTACCATGACGGGAAGTATGGGGCGAAGGGATTACCAAGAAAGGAAAAGAAGAAAGCCACTAAAGAAGACATTGCAAGAGTAAATAAATGGAATAAGACGAAACGGTGTCAGATGCGTCTCCTGGAATACTTCGAACCGAACGATCTATTGGTCACCTGGACATACAAAGTAGCGAACAGACCGGCAACGATGAAGGAGGCAAAAAAGCATTTTGCGGAAGCAATGCGGAAGGTAAGGAGAGAGATCCGCAAAAGAGGTTATGAAAACTTCTATATGCGGAACATCGAAAGAGGTACAAAAGGAGCCTGGCATATTCATTTTGTGATTAAAGAGGTTGGAGATACCGCCAGCATTGTGCAGAACGCATGGGATAAAGGCGGCACGTGGCTGACAAAGATAAAAGACAGCGATTACTACGGCGAGGATATGCTGAAGCTTGCAGAATACCTCACAAAAGACGAGCATACCACGGAAACGAAGAAAGATGGCACGAAGTCCAAACCAAGGATTAAAGAGTCGGACTTCCACGGATCCCAGAATATGCCGCTTCCAAAACCACATCCGGACAAGCTCTACAGGTGGAAAAAAGAAATAAAGCCGAAGAAAGGCTACTACATAGCAAGGATGTGGGAAGGCATTAACCCGAAGACAGGGTACAAATACAGAAGATACACGATGATTAAGTTGAACAGGAGGATTTGATAAATGAGTACAACGGTGAGACAGGTAATGAAATACTTAAGCGAATATCCGGACGATGCAAAGCTTGGTGTGATGGTGGCAGATACAAAGAACCGGAAGAAATACCAGATAAAGGACGGAAACTGGCTTGATATGTTTTCCTATCCGGTATTGGTACTGGATGTAGGAGAAGCACACGACATGGACGAAGTAGAGAAACAGGTAGCGTGTGAATGTGAAGAGCCGGAGATATTGGAACTGACTAAGGATCTGGTTCACTACAAATGCAAGAATTGTGGAGAAGATATCTGCGCAATAAAAAGAGGGAATTATAAAGAGCGCCTATGCAATTACTGCCCGAAATGCGGACAGAGATTCAACTGGGAAGAGGTGGAACTGGATGAAGCTTAAAAACATGAGAAGAAGCGAGGATACAGAACAGATTCACGTATGCAACTGGGCGGCGTGGAATGAGAACCGTTATCCGGAACTGAAATGGTTGCATCATATCCCGAACGGCGGCAGCAGGAACAAAGCAGAAGCAGTAAAGCTTAAGAGCATGGGAGTAAAGTCCGGGGTGTCCGATCTGCATCTTCCGTATGCCAAAGGGGTATACATCGGACTGTATATCGAAATGAAATACGGGACCGGCAGACATCAGGACAGCCAGATAGAGTTTCTACACGACATGGCAAAGAACGGACACTACGTAGCTTCTTGCTATACGGCCGGAGACGCAATCACAGTCTTGGAAGAATATCTACAGTTAGACAACATGATGGAAATGTTGGAACCAAACGACAGTATCTGGAACGAAGGCAAAATAAAAGAATTGAAACGCAGAGCACCGAAAGAGGTGGAAGGATGGACGACAGAGAACGGAAGAGCATAAGAGAGTTCTATGAAGTATATAACATGATTAAACAGGGAAGAGAGCTCCGGGTAAAGACAAGATTCACACTGAACCACGGAGGAAGTATCCAGATCTTTGAAGGGATAGGCATCCATAAGAAACAGATCCTGAAAGTAGAAAGTGATGAAAGCTGGATAGAGTGCTATAGAAGGGCAACAGAAAGCCTGGTGGAATGGGAGAGAACGGAAGAACAGGAGGCAAAAGTATCATGAAAATAATCGCAGTAATGAACCAGAAAGGCGGGATCGGCAAGACTATGACAGCCGCATCCATTGCTTATATTCTGGGACAGGAACAAGAAAAGAAAATACTGGTGATCGATGCCGATCAGCAGGGGAACATCTCCATGCTCTACGGAGCATATGATCCGGAAGGAAGAGGACTTCCGGATCTGCTGGAGAACCATGAACGGGAAGGTGGTACGTACACTACATCCGAACTGATCAAGACAACACCGTACGATCGGATAGACATTATCCCGTGTAACGGCTATCTGATGAATACCAATATGTATCTCATGAAGACGGAGGAAGGCAATCAGATTTTAAGGCTTGCAGAAGATTTGGAAGACGTAGCAGCTGCTTACGATTACTGTGTCATCGATTGTGGTCTGATCATGGACATGACAGTGATGAATGCACTGGTGGCAGCAGATCTCGTGATCGTACCGGTGAAACTCGGAGGGTTCGAGATCGAAGCCGCTGATAATATGGATGAACAGCTGGAAAGCATCCGGAAGTTCAACGATCGGATCCGGATGAAAGTCCTGATCACAATGAGACAGAAGAATAAAACAACACTGCAGGTAGAAGAGTGGTTAAAAGAAAATTCCGGACACGATTGTTTCCAGACAGTGATCCGAAGATCTGTAGTAGCGGAAAAATCCACGATCGCACATGTGCCGCTCCCGAAGTTCTCTAAGGGATGCATAGCGTCCCAGGACTACAGAGCGGTCACGTATGAACTTTTGAGGGATCTGGAGGGTGGACAGGATGAATAAGAGGCAGGCGAAGAAATTATACAAAAAGATTCATGGGTGCAACCCGCCAGAAGGAAGAATCCCGGCAGTACTTTTAAAAAATCCTGGTAAAGCGAAACAAAGCGGAGGGATAAGACGGATGCCAGAGGTTGCACTGGAAGCTCCGGCATGCTTTTTCCCACCGACAGGAAGAAGAAAAACATATGAAAATCTCACACCTTATGACTACGAAATAATGGGGAAGTGGAGAGAAAGCATGAAACGGCTAAATAGCAAGCTAGAAGGGCTGATAGAAGGAATAAAGGGGAAAGGCGATCCGGTAGTGATCACCACCAGAAAATTATCAGAGAACCGAAAGAAGAACAAGGGAGCATCCTGGAAAAGAGTAAGGAGGAATAGATAGATGGCTACTGGATGGAACGTAATGGACGCATTGAACAATAAGACGAAGGCGGCAGCAGTTGACAATAAACCGAAAGCAAGATTCCGGACAAAGGATATTAATATAGATCAGCTCTACAGCAACGACAAGAATTTCTATTCTATTCCGGATATTGAACAGCTGGCACAGGATATCCTTGCCGTAGGCTTATTAGAGAACTTGACGGTAGTCCACGATCCTTGCAATCGTGGCGAATACCGCATCATAGCCGGAGAACGAAGATGGAGAGCATTGACACTCTTGGTAGAAAAAGGTTATGAAGAATTCTCTGTAGCATCCTGCCAGATCAAGACACCTGCAGAAGAGCATGAAGAGATGATCCAGTTAATCATAGCAAATACGTACCGGAATAAAACGGTAGCAGATATCCTGGAAGAGCAGAAAACACTGGAAGAAACACTGAAATACATGAAAGAGAATGGACTGACACTTCATGGTTACAAATTGGACAGCGGACGTTTGCGGGATGTAATAGCCAACATGATGCAGGTATCATCCACCAAGATCGGACAGATTGAGTCGATCAACAAAAAACTGATCCCGGAATTCACGGAAGAGTTAAAAGAAGGACGATTAACATTTTCGGCTGCATACGAGATCAGCAAGATGTCCGAGGATATCCAGGAGGATATGCTGGAGCACCACCGGGAAAAAGGACTGACATACAAAGATGTGAAAGAATATGCCGAAGAACAGAAAAAAGCAGAAGAAGAAGAACAAATTGATGGACAGCTGAGCATCGAAGATGTGAATGCCGGTGCGTGTCAGAATCTGACACCGGAAGAAAACACTGATCAGAATGAAAATGTGGTAATGCTGCGTATTCCAACAGAAGAAGATAGAGAATGCTTGAAATTGGCTGCAAGAGAAATAATAAAGAAACATAAAGAATGGTTCAAAGAAAACATGGAGCAGTTGCCGGAAAATGAAATAATAAGCACTGAATTGATAAAGCAAAAGCTCCAGCCAGAAAAAATAGTAAGGATTTGGGTTTTTGAAGCACCAGATGAGGAAATAGCACATATAAGTCTGTATAGTACATATATCCAACTGTATAGAGGAAAAGAACACAAAGGAAACTTCGAATGGTTCTATTTGGCAGGCGCCATCAGGAAAATGTGGGATATAGTTACTGCAGAAGAATCTGAAGAGAGAACGGAAAAAAAGGAGAAAAATGAAGAACAGGAAGAAAAAAGCGAAGAAACCGAAGAGATTGAAACACCTGACACCTATGCAGTATCTGGCCTGGAAGAAGAACCTGCAGAGAAAGAAAATGAATATAGATACCAGGACAAAGAAGAAACACAGGAACGACTTCCGGAAGAAACACAACTACATGAAAAGAAATCCGGGAAAACAGATCTTGATATTGCCAGGGAAGAAAATCAAAAATACAGGAACTATCTGGAAATGGCGAAAGGACACATGGATACTAATGACATCCGGGTGCGGACGTACAAGGTAATGATTGCGGCACTGGCCGGATATATCAATGATCTGGATACGGAAATGAATCCACCAAAAGAACCGGAACAGCCAGAACTTCCAAGATTAAAGAATAACGATCAGCGAAAAGAATGGCTGAAAAATTATAAAGCTTGGGGGTTATGGTACACAGATAAAAACATAAATGTAAATTATTATAAATACGATTTCGCTGACGGCAGCAGGCTTGTAGTTGCAGAATACAAGAATCGCATAAACGGGTGGAATGGAAAAGAAAAAGAAGATGAGTATTACTTCCACCTGTTAGAAAAAGACAAAAAACCGTATGGTGATGGAAAACCATACGATAAGCAGTACATGAACGCTACAGACAGTGAGACGTATCTGGTAGAGTTCTTAAAAAACTTACAAAAGAATGTGTGATATCTATGAGAATCAAAAATGTAGACCCAAAAGGTTGGTATGACATTCCAGGTTATGATGGAATATACCAGATTAATTACTGGGCAGACATACGAAAGAAATTAGGGAATGGGAAGTATAAGCACCTAAAACCGTATGTAAAGAAGAATAATCAGGGGAAAAGACTAATTAAGCTGAAAAGGAAAGAGGTAGTAGTCATGAGCCTGATGCGGATCACGTTCATCGGAGATCTTCCGAAAGGATATGTAACGTATCACAAGAATGGAATTAAAACTGACGACATACTTGGGAATATCGGAGTAATCACCAAAAAAGAACTATCCAAAAAAACTGGACAGATGAACGGAAGAGCAACCAAGGTAGCAAAGATCAACCAAGACGGCGAAATCGTAGCATTCTATAAATCGGCGAGAGAAGCTGCGCGGCAGAACTACATGAGCTATCAAACAATACTGGATCGCATAAACGGAAAGGTAAAAGGCATCTATGCACCGGATGGATATGCATACTGTAAAGACTCGGACAAAGAGATAACAGAGATGATCAGAAAGATAGAACGGAAGAACACAGAGGAATGCGGTGCGAATTTTATAAAAGCACCGGAAGTAGTGTTTGAGTTTTGAAAAAACGAAGATGGAGGTAACGGGAATGAAACTAAAAGAATTACTGAAAAAATAGATAATAGAGAAATGTTGAACATCTACAACAAAGAGAAAGACTGCATCGGCAGAATGGAACCGGAAAATGCAAGAAAGTATTTAAGCATATTATTACTGGAAAGCGAGGTAGACGTGATACGAACGTGTGGCGAAGAAATTGAAATATATATGAAAGAGGATGAACCACAAAGAAAGGAATAATAGAGATGAACATAACAGTAAAACAAGGAATTGATAACTGCTATCTGGCACACCAATATGAGCATCCAGGATACGAAGAAGATAGATGCGCTGGCTTGCGAACGTGCAATGGTGGAGGAGAGCCGATAGACAAATGTAAGGAATGCGCTCTGTACTATGGGAACAGAGAACTACAAGAGGTGATGAGATGAGACTGATAGATGCCGATGCAGAAATAAAGAAAATTGAAGAAGAGATACAACACACAGAAAAAATAATTGAACAATGGAGATCAAGAAAAATACCAAGCAAAAATCTATATGACATAGATAAAAATATCCGGAAGCTTGAGAGAAACATAACGGATTGCAAAATAGAAATTCGGATACTGAAAAATTATACTACAGCATACGATCCGGACAAAGTGATAGAAGAATTGAAAGATAGCACCGTAGAATTTGAACTGTTTGGAACGTGTTCGGATTACGTAGAAATAAATCATGCGATTGAAATTATAAAACGGGGCGGAGGTACTGACAAGGATGAAAAATGATATAAAGAAGAACGGATCCGGCTATTATGATCCGACGGCATTCAAAGCAATAATAAACACAGGGGGGGTAAATAACATGGAAGTATACAAAGGAGATATATTCTATATTGAAAAAGGTAAGACAGGAGAGAAATCACCAGCGGTCGTAGTATCAGCAACAGAAGTGATAGAAGAAACCGGCTGTGCGCAAGTAGCATGGCTGACGAATAAAGAAGAGAATTCTTCTTCGACACATGTAAAAGTTATGTGCATGACACCATCAGTAGCAATATGTGAGAAACTGTCATTCGCCTATCTTGACAGATTCGGAGAGTATATCAGAACATGTACAGAAAAGGAAATACAGGATATAGATAATGCGATGCTGGCAACGCTTGGAATTGAACGACAAAATGACAATGCGGATTGCGAAGAAATAAGAACGCTCAAGAAAGAACTGGAAGAAAAACAAAGAGAAATAGAAGCGATGAAAGCCTCTGCAAGAGAGAAAGAGACAGAAGAAAAAGAACCAGACGACCAGATGGAAGAAACGGCCAATAGATTGCAGCATGAAGTGAACACAAAATGTAGCAGGGAACTTGAAAAGGTCCAGAAGTACCAGGAAGGCTATACACAGGGAATAGAGGACTTCTTAAAATACATAAGAGGAGAACTGAAAGAATAATGCCAAAAGAATTCAGAAAACGATTAAAACACTGGATCATGAAAGCCAGAAAGAAAAACTGTTCGCACTGCTGCATATTCTGCGAATGGTGGCAGATGTGCAAATGCGAGGAATATAAAAAGTGTGAGGACAGCCAACGCAAATTTGTAAGAGCTCGTGATGTACTGAAAGCAGAATCAAAGAAGACATGGCTATATAAGATGATCATCAGATTATTGGATTGGATGGCAGAGAAAATAGAATAGCTTGCACTTGCCGGTAATTGTATCACGACAGCAACCGGTTGATATAGATTCCCTCCGGCGAAAGCCGGATGGCAGCAGTCGGAGGAGAAAGGAGAACCTTGTGAGAAAAAAAGTTAGGAGCAAGGAAGCAGGACCGAATGAAGATAGGCACCAATGCAGGACGTGCATCTACAGAGCATGCAAAACCGGCTTGGGTGGTTGTAACTATATTGGAGTAGAAGGACATAGCAGAGGGTGCACGGTAGAAAACTGCACAGTATACGTAAAAGGACGTAAAAGAAAGAGAGCATTGTGGTAGGTGAATGAAATGAGACAACATATATGTGACGGATGCGGGATGCCGATAGGCGCAACGTATTACACAATAAGAATATACGCAGGATGTGACGGACCAGGCGGAACATTAAAAGTGTACACACATAACATGAGACAGGCGATACAAGATATGTATGGACCGAAAGAATATTGTGAAGCGTGCAAAGATAAAATTGAAAAATGTATAAAACAATGTGTGAATCGCGGAAAGGAGAACTATGAACCATGAAGGTTATAAAGATCCAACAGCAGACGAAGCACTGCACAGATACAACCAGATGCCCTACCACATGCGCAGAGCACTGACTGATCTACAGGATATAGCAAGTCTGTTCGGATTTGATATCTTGATAATAAAAGACAGACGGACAGGGAGGAAATTTAAAGTTGAAAATGAGACCAATCAACAAAGATAAGTACGGTATTGATACGAATAGGTTTTTGGAGATCAAATACCACTGCTTGCAGTATCCGGAATGGAGAAGAGAACTCGCAGAACTTATAAATACCATAAAAGCCATGCAATATGGTCAGGAAGGAAAAGGAAGTCCAAGCCAGGCGTCACAGACGGAACACCTGGCTATTAAACGTATGGAGCTGGAGGAAAAATGTAAACGGATTGAACAGACAGCAATCGAAGCAGACGCAGTGATATATCCGTGGATTCTGGAAGGGGTTACGACTGACTATGCGACATACAGATACTTAAGGGACTCTAAGAAGATCCCATGTGGGAAAAAGATGTATTATGAACGCAGAAGAAAATTCTATTACCTGATGTCAAAGAAAATTTAAAAAGAGGGGGACTCAGGATACAAGAAAGTGTGTTATTATGGTAGCATCAAGAAAAAAGAACAAAGAACATACTCACCCGAAGGGTGGCAGCAGTCAAGAGATTGCGGCCACCCTTTTTGCATGCAGAGGAATAAAGCAGAGAGCACTTGGAGAAATCCGAGTGCTCTTTTTCGTGGAGGAATTATGTTAGTTACGTGTAAGAACAAAGGCTGTATACATTACTGGAAGCTTAGCAAGAAAGAACATTGTCCTGCAGAGGAAAGTTGTCCAGGATATATGAGCAATAGAAGAGAAGGGGAGAAGCAGATTCCCAAGTGTAAAGACTGTGAGTTCTGCAAAAGGATCTACACAGATCAGGGAAAAGAATATCACTGGGAGTGCTGTTACAAAGGCAGACACAAGACGTTATTGATGGTAGATCAGAGACGTTGTGACTGCCGGTTATAGTAGAGCTGGAGAGTGCGGAAAGGAAGCACGCCGGTCTTAATAGCCGGAGGACACAGGTTCGAATCCTGTTCCAGCAATTATGAAATGGACAAAACAAGAGATAGAGAAACTAATAGAAGAGAATAAGCTGTACCGATTCTATAAGAGTAAAGAGTGGGTCATATTAAAGAACAAAGTACTGGATGAGTTCCATCATGAATGCCAGTGGTGCAAAGAGAAAGGAAAGGTATCAAGGGCTGAGACGGTACATCATGTACAGTATGTCAAGACACATCCGGAGCTTGCACTGTGTGAGTTCTACGAGTACAGAGGAAAACAGTACAGGAATCTGATACCACTCTGTCACGACTGTCACGACAGAGCGCACGAGAGGATGAAGTACAGGAAGGTGAAACAGGTGAACGAAGAACGATGGTAGAGGAAGAGATAAAGGCTGGAGATCGTGTTACGTTTACGGGACACGGATACAGGAGAGCAATAGCATATGGATATACGAAGCTGTTCGGAGAGAAGGAACACAAGGTTCTGGAGGTTCGAACGTCCTGCTGTAACAGATTCATTGTGTTGGACGATGTGGATGGAATGTATTCCGAAAAATTTTTTACAAAGGTACCCCCGGTACCCCCTATACCCTAAATCTGTGGGGGACGCTTACAACGGGTAGGGGGCACGCCTGAACCGCGCTGACTCGCGCGTGATAAAAATGGAAAAAGTTGGTGGTGAAATATATGGCGCGAAAGTCGAAAAAAGCCCGCGAAATGGACGAAATCAAAGAAAAAATTAAATCTAGCTTAATCAAACAATTACGTGCAAAAGGCGCAGAAACGGCACATTTTTTGGACATAATTGATGATTATATGGAGTTTTACGACACGAAAAAGGCTCTACAAGAGGACATAAAGGAACGTGGAGTGTCGTACAAGACACTTTCTGCAAACGGATTCGAGATCACAAAACAAAACCAGTCTGTGAAAGATATGGTGGCTGTAGAAAAGCAGATGTTGAGCATCCTGAAGGAGTTAGGACTGACGACGGATGAACCAACAGGAAATGAAGTAATCGATGAAGATCTGTAAACAGATTGACCAGTATATTGAATTCGTAAGAAGTGACGAAGCAGTTGTTTGCGAGGAGCAGCTGCTTCTTTGCGATTTTGTGGAAAAAGTATTCGCGGAGGAAGATGTCTATGTAGATAAAGAACAATTAGAAAGATACCTGGGACTGGAAAAGTACTTCCCGTACAAGCTGTTACCGTGGGAACAGTTCTGCTTCGCTTTGCACAACTGCGTGTATAAAAGAGAAGACGGCCAGTTGAGATTCCCATATCTGATAATTTTAGTTGGACGCGGGGCAGGAAAGAACGGATATCTTGCGTTTGAAGATTTTGCGTTGGTCACACCAGTTAACGGAGTGAAAGAATACCACATCGACATATTCGCTACATCAGAGGACCAGGCAAAAACGACATTCGAAGATATATATAACATCTTGGAGGGCAACAAAAGATTCTTCAAAAATACGTTCAAGTGGAATTTGGAATGTATCACCAACATTCGAACAAGATCGAAGATCAAATACCACACCCGTGCACCGGACACAAAAGACGGAGGTAGACCGGGGAAAGTAGATTTTGACGAATACCATGCATACAAGGACTATAAGCTGATCGAGGTAGCGACTGGAGGACTTGGAAAGAAAGACTTTCCGAGACGAACAGTCATATCCACGCAGGGGGATATCCGGGATGGCCCGCTAGATGAATTACTGGAAACTTGTCTACAGATCTTGAAAGGAGAGATTCCGGATAACGGGAAACTGCCGTTCATCTGTTGGCTGGATGATCCGGAAGAAGTAAAGGATGAGGAAAAATGGCAGAAAGCAAATCCATCCTTGAGAAACTTCCCAACCCTCCTGACAGAAATGCGGATGGAATATGAAGAGTACAAGCTGGATCCGGTAAATCACACGTCATTCATGACTAAACGAATGAACCGGCCACCAGGGGAAACGCAGTATTGTGTGACAGATTGGAAAAACCTAGAAAAAGCAACCAGAAGTCTCCCGGATCTTCGTAATCATTCTTGCGTAGCCGGAATTGATTATTCCAAAACGAATGATTTTGTAGCCGCCGGGCTGCTGTTCAAAGTCGGAGATAAACGATATTGGATGCATCATACGTGGGTATGTAAGAAATCGAGAGATCTTCCGAGGATCAAATACCCACTGAAAGAAGCTGAAGAAGAAGGAGTATTGACGATGGTGGACGACGTGGAGATAGATCCGGAGTATGTGACAGACTGGCTTCTGGAAAAATCGAAGTTATACAAAATCGAATCTGTGGTGATGGATAACTTCCGGCAGACATGGCTCAGAGAAGCACTTGGCAAAATAGGTTTTTCGGATGAAAAGAAGAATCTGAAACTGATTAGACCGAGTGACGAAATGAAAGTTGCTCCGGTAATTGGGTATATGTTCGCGCGTGGATTGATCGCCTGGGGAACCAGCAAGATCATGCGCTGGTACACATGGAACTCAAAAGCGGTGACAGACAAAAAAGGCAATGTCACATATGAAAAAATAGAGCCGCGTTCACGGAAAACGGACGGTTTTAAAGCGTTCGTGGCAGCAGTCACAGATGAAGAAAGAATTAAACAAAGAAGAATTATAAAAAACAGGATAGGAACAGTATGTTAGGAGGCGGAACATGGGAGTAAAAAACTTCCTGGAAAAAGTATTTAAGGTTACCGGTACGAATGCAGAAACGGTCGTGGTAAATATACCCGCATCGATCTACTATAAGGAACTGGCGATCTATACAGCGAGCTCTTATCTGGCAAATGCAATCAGCATGGCAGAGATGAGAGTGTTCAACAAAGGGAAACCTGTAAAAGACCAGGACTATTACTTGCTGAACGTAGCACCGAACAAAAATGAAAACAGCAATTACTTCTGGCACAGAGTAATTCGAAAAATGACACGATCGAAAAAAGGTGCACTGGTGGTCGAACTAAACGGGGAACTACATTGTGCGGAAGACTTCACGATCGTGCAGGAAAGGCCAGTTTTGGGAAATATCTACGGTGGTGTCATATTGCCTGGTGGATTACAACTCAACCGAACGTTCCGAGCAGAGGAAGTGTATCTGTTCCGGATGGAGGACGAATGTGCACAAACACTGATTGATGGAGTGTACAGGGAATACGGGAAGCTCCTGGAGACAGCGGCAAGAACCTTCAAGGATACGAATGGAAGAAAATTCAAGTATAAGGTAGATACAATTAAAGCCGGAGATGAAGAATTCCAAAAACAATTCAAAGAAGTTATTGCAAAAAACATCAAAGATTATATGGAGAATGAATACGCCACATATGTGGAGTATGCTGGTGAGGAACTGACAGAAGAATCGGTAAAATCCCCGAAAACATCTGATGATTTTGTGAATATCCGCAAAGACATTTTTGAAATGGTCGGACAGGCTTTTAAAATTCCAATGTCAATGATGATGGGGAATATCACGAACCTGAAAGAGGTGTGTGACGTGTTCCTGACGTTCGGAGTGAATCCACTGGCAAATACCATTTCAGAAGTGTTGAATAAGCGCGCGACCGTCTACGAGTACATGAACGGGAACTATTACCAGTGCTACACGGGCGGAATCAAACACAGAGATCTGTTCGAGACTGCCGCTAATGTAGAGAAGCTGATCGGCTCAGCGATCATAAATACAGACGAAGCAAGGGAGGAATTAAGCTTGGTACCATTAAACACACCGTGGAGTAAAACGTATTACGTTACGAATAACTTCAGGGAAGCAGACAGCACAAGGACAGCAGTGAAAGGAGGTGAGGAGGATGAATAAGATCGGTGGAATTTGCTTTGCACACCAGCAGGCAGGCACAGTGCATAAAATCTACCTGTATGACGAAGTAAAAGCAAAAGGTGATTTTAACTGGGAAACATGGGAGTATGATGAATCTGAAACATCGGCAAGCCATTTCCGTGATTTATTGGAGGGCGTGTCAGATTCTGACACCATCGAATTGTATATCAATTCGGACGGTGGATCTGTAAAAGAAGGAACTGCCATTTTTACAAACCTGAAACGTTGCAAAGCATACAAGACGGGTTATGTGGACGGAGTGGCGAACAGTATTGCCGCCACAATTCTCCAGGCATGCGATCACCGCGTGATGGGGGAGGGAACTGCCATGCTTCTCCACAACATGTGGACGGTAGCCGCAGGGAATGCGGATGAACTCAGGAGTCAGGCAGATAATCTGGATGCCTGGATGAAAGCTTCCAGAACTCTTTTCTTGAATCGGTGCGGAGGAAAGGTTACAGAAGAAGAATTAAAAGAAATTATGGACAAAGAGACTCTGCTTGAACCGGACAGAGCCTTGGAACTCGGCGTGATCGATGAGATTGCCGGACGAACTACAGTAGAACTTGATGGGGCAATGCAGTCCTCGAAAGAGATTGGGAAAATGAGAGAGAAGATTAAACAGTCGAATTTCTCAAACCAGTTAAAAGAATTCGAAGAACTGACAAAGCCGGAAAAAGAAGAAAAAGATGTCTCTATGCAGACATTTTTTAATATGTTTTCAATGTAAAAAAGAAGGGAGAAAAAAGAATGTTAGGAAACATTGCAGACACAAGACAGAGAGAAGCAGTGGCGGCTCTGCAGAGCGCACTGCAGAGTGGAAACGAAGAGGAAGGAAAAAAAGCCTGGGGACAGGTGATTGACGCCATCACAGAAAAGGTAAAGACAGACTTTGAGATGTACAGCACTGATACGAATGTGCTTGCTCAGAGAGGCTACAGACAGCTCACAAGCGAAGAGACGGAGTTCTATCAGAATCTGGCAAAGGCTGGAAAGGCGAGCGATCCGAAGCAGGCGTTCGCGGATCTGATTAATACAGATGGTGGAATGCCGGAAACTATCATCGAAGATGTGTACAGAGATCTGTTAGAGGAGCACCCACTGTTAGACAAAATTACATTCCAGAATGTGAAATACCTTACAAAGTGGCTCTTAAATGATCACACCAGACAGAAGGCAGCCTGGGGACAGATCAATGGCGAGATCACACAGGAAATTGAATCTGCATTCAAGGGCGTAGAGGTTACATTACTGAAACTGACAGCCTATGCAGTGATCCCACAGGATATGCTGGATCTTGGACCATCGTTCCTCGACAACTATATCCGCACTATCCTGAAAGAGGCGTTATACGTAGCACTTGAAAAAGCTATCGTATCAGGAAGTGGAAAAGATGAACCGGTCGGACTGAACAGAGATATCCACGAGGGAGTAGACTTTTCAACATCAACCGGATATCCGGAAAAAACAGCAATACAGGTAACGAATTTTCTCCCGGCAAATTACGGACCACTTGTGGCAAAATTGGCGGTCACAGAAAAGGGACGCATGAGAAGCTTTGATGAAGTGCTGATGATCTGCAATCAGGTAGATTATCTGAATAAGATTATGCCAGCAACTACGACGCTGACAACAGGTGGAACATATGCAAGAGATTTATTCCCATTCCCAACAGAAGTTGTGAGATCGAATGAGGTAAAAACCGGACAGGCTATCCTGTGCTTGCCAGAAGAGTATTTCTTCGGACTTGGAGAGAGCAAAGATGGAAAAATCGAATATTCCGATGAGTTCAAGTTCATTCAGGATGCGAGAACATACAAGATCAAGCTCCATGGAAACGGTCGTCCATACGATAACACAGTAGCGATCGTACTTGACATTAGTAAGCTGGATCCTGCATATGTAGTTGTTAAAACGGCAGAGAATACAGTCGTAGCGTAAGTTATGAACGAGGAAGAAAAAGGAAAACTCATAGCAGCAGTAGAACGGGACTGTAAGATCACATGGTCGAATTCGGAGACGGAAAAAGAAATAGAGGAAAAAGTCGAAGATTCGATCGAGGTGGTCGCACATAAACTCGGGATGCATGAGGATGAAAAAGAAGACTTTACGAAACCTGGATATGCCAGGACATTACTCTTGAAACGATGCTGGTACGCATGGAACAAGATGGAAAATGAATGGGAACAAAATTATAGATGGGAAATCATAACAGCCCGGCATATTTATGAGGTGAAACATGGCAAAGAAGACACAGAATAGCTATGGAGATGGAATTGCAGAGGTTTACCGTAAAAAAGATATAGAAAAAAATGTAAGAAGCCTGGATGATTTAGAGTATCTGGGCTTCCTGTATTTTACGGAAAAGTCCAGACGGCAGCAGGATATTGAGTTTGCGGAACAGTGCGGAGCACACTTGACAACCAAGATTGCTACGCAGGATCTGGTAGATCCGGATAATGATTACAATATTGTAATTGACAACACGATCTATGCGATTATTTACGTTGATCACAATAAAAAAGACCGTGAACTCTATTTCTATCTGGAAGAGGTTAGAAAAATTGAAAGACAAGATTAAAGAAGCGTTAAAAGAGATTGTGCCGGATGTATATTACGGCTCCGGAAAATTTCAGGGACGTAAAAGCTGGGACTGCATTGTATTCGGGAAAAGAAGAACCCGAAAGACGGATAGCGGCAGCGGAAATACCAGACGGTGGTTCGTAGCAATCGTGAAAGAGGAGTATATTCCAGAAGAACTGGAAAAACAGGTAATTAAAAAGATGAAAGACGTTGGATTCAAGGAAGCAGAAAATACGGATATATTATATGATTACGTAGAAAAAGCCGGAGAATGTACGGTGGAGATCTGCACAATGGAATTCTACAAAATAGAAAAAAGGTGTAGCCGATGAGTTATTTTTACCTGGACACAAAGGAATTTGACAAGGTTGCGACAGCGATCGAAAACTTTTCCGACAGATCTGTTGCAGAACAGATCATAAATGATTATCTGGTAGATGATGGCGGAAAAAAGATAAAAGAGTATATCCGGGCAATCTTACCGGTATCTGGCAGAACGTGGAATGGAAAGAAAGCAGCTGCTTCACAGACCGATCCATTTCGGATACAGGGGGAAAATCTTGCGGTAAAGGTATACACAAAGGGCAGTTATCATTACCTGTATTTTCCGGATGATGGATCGAATACGAGACATCATCGGGGAGATCAACAGTTCATGTTTCATGGTGCTGAAAAAGCGGAAGATGAAATTGTGAATGGTGTAATTGACAAATTAGTAGAAAGATTGGAGGAAACATAATATGGCTGGAATTAGGGAAACTGACTTCACAGAAGTTGAAATAACGAAGCTTGGAATCAGAATCGGAGTTGCAACGAAAGCGGATGTCCTGGATTGCGTGGGAAAACTTGAAGAAGAAATGAACTGCAAAACCATGACAAAAAAATGTGGCACTAAAATATTAAAAACCAGAACGAAAGGAACGGGCGACGGAAAACTGAAGATATCCGCATACGTTCCACAGGATATGCTGGCAGATCTGCACGGAATGACTCGCTCAGAGTTAAAAGATGGAGTAATCGCTTACGGATCAAATTCACTGCATGCAGTAGCTTGCGTTACTGCAGAGATTTTAGATGAGGACAGCAATAAAAAATACAAGGCTTATCCAAACTGTACAATTCAGACGGCACTGTCAAGAAGCATCGACAATGATTCAGAAGATATCAGCATGTTAGAACTGGAGATTGCGGTCATGCCAGATGAACACGGAGAAGGATTATACGAAGCAATTGAGAGCGATTTGAAAGACGATACCGTAAAACAGAAATGGATGGAAGAGTTCTCGAGAGAACTCGTTACTGCAGTAGCAGCATAAGGAGGAAAACTATGAAAGTCAAAGTAAAACAGAGGTTCCGGGACAAATATACAGGAGATATCCTGTTTGCAGGAGAAATCCTGGTTGTATCAGAAGAACGATACAACGAAATCAAAGCAAAGAACAAAAATCTGGTGGAAATCATGGAAGAAAAAGAAGAACTGGAAGAGACCTCGGAGACGGTTGAATCAGAAGAGGAAACTGCAGGGAAAGAAAACTTGGAGAGTGCAGAAACGCCGGATGATCAGGAAGAAACTTTGGACGAACTGAGCAGAGTTGCATTGGAAAAGATGAAGGTAGACGAGCTGAGAAAGAAAGCAGAAGAAATGGGAGTTGATTCCATGGGCAAAAAAGAAGAATTGATCAAACGTATTCTTGGCGAGGAGGAAAATGTAGATGAAGAATCCTAAGATTAATTATGAGGAATATGAACTTACAAATGGGGAGTGTGTGGCAATGTCCACCGCTCCTATTCTTATGTTGGCATTAAGAAAAAGCGATAAAAAATCGTATGAGACATTAAGTAAGGTTTTAGTAAAAGGTGTAAATGATAAAGACGCACTTGAAGTAGCGGAATTTTTGTATGCTGCCTACAAAAATGCAAATCAGGACGAAGATTGCATGTCGTTTACAGAGTTTTTTGAAAATATGGACCAGGACTGGAGAAAGAACATGGAAGTGATTAATGAGATGTATTCGCCGTCAAAAAAGCAGGATTCCGGGACGGATTCCGAAGAGTAACACGTAAGAAAGCAAAAGGTTATTTAAGACTTCCACGGTTCGAAATTGAAACTGTGGAAGATATGTACGTCTATTACGTGATTATGAATGGAATCAGCGAGGATTTGTTTTGGTATTCGGAATATAATTCCCTGCTTACGATCCTGGAAGATAAATATGCATATGAAGCGTGGAAGGCATATGCAGAAGAACAGATGTTGGAGAGAGGGTGATTGATTAAGCAACAGAGAAGCAAGCGTGAAGTTCCGGGCGGATACGAAAGAACTGACGAGCGGTTTAAAACAGGCAGAATCGTCACTGAAAGCGTTACGTGCGGAACTAAAACTGAACGAAACACAAATGAAAGGCACCGGAGAGTCAACAGACACTCTGGAAAAGAGAGAGAAACTCTTACAGAAAGAGCTGGAAGCAAGCAGCCAGAAAGTAGAATTGTTGACCGGGAAAATGGAGTCAGCAAAAGCCATATTCGGGGAAAACTCGATTGAAGCGAATAACTGGAGTGCAAAACTTGCGGACGCAAAAAGAGCACAGGAGGCTATCTCACAAGAACTCTCACAGACATCTGCAAAACTGGAAGAACAAAGAAACGCAGAGACACAGCTGTCTGCGGAGCAGCTGAAAGCAGCAGAAGAAGCAAAGAAACAAGCGGAAGCAGAAGAACAGCTAAGAACAGCTGTTGAACAGGCAGATAGTAAGATTCGGGAACTGGATCAGGAACTACAGCTAAACGAAACAAAACTGGATGGAGCAAAGAATAAAACAGACCTCTTAAAAGAACGACAGAAACTTCTTGGACAGGAGTCGAAAGCAGCTGCAGACAAGACAAAGATCTTACAGGATGCGCTGGACGAATGCGCCAGAGAGGTTGGAGAGGACTCTGAGAAGTATGCAGAGTTGAAAGCGGAACTGATGGATTCTAAAATCAAGCAGGAAGAGATTCGGAACGAGATTAAGAAGACATCGGAAGAATTGAAGAATCAGAAGACGGCCATCCAGACTTTTGGCGAAGGGCTTGGAAAGTTTGGCGAAGGGACGGAAAAAGTCGGACAGAATCTGAAAGTGGTCAGTACAGCGGCCGCTGGAGCGTTAGGAGCATCCGGAGCAGCTGCCATACAATTTGAATCCGCTTTCGCAGGTGTCAAAAAGACATCGGACGAAGTATTTGACGCAAATGGAAAGTGTGTATATAGCTACCAGCAGTTAGAAGACGGGATCCGCTCAATGGCAAAAGAGATTCCGGCATCTACAACGGAGATTTCTGAGGTTGCAGAAGCTGCCGGACAGTTAGGCATTAAGACTCAGGACGTCTTAGGATTTACCCGCGTTATGATCGACATGGGTAATTCTACCAACCTGTCGGCAGAAGATGCAGCAACATCTATTGCGAAATTCGCAAATATTACCGGCTTGGCGGCAGACACCTCTATGAGTGCGGATGAAAAATATAAGAAGATGGGAAGCACCATTGTAGACCTGGGTAACAACTACGCCACCACTGAGGCAGACATCATGAATATGGCAACTAATCTTGCATCCGCAGGTACGCAGGTAGGAATGTCAGAATCTGACATTCTTGCACTGGCTACGGCGTTAAGTTCAGTTGGAATGGAAGCACAGGCGGGCGGTACGGCATTCAGCAAAGCATTAATTGAAATGCAGCTTGCTGTAGAAACTAACAGCGATTCGTTAAAGGACTGGGCGGACGTAGCTGGAATGAGCACCAGCGAATTCTCCAAGAGATTCAAGGAAGACGCTACAGGCGCACTGGAAGCATTCATCGAAGGTCTTTCAAAATGCGGAGGAGAAAGCGACTCCGCTATCAAAGTCTTAAATGATATGGGCATCACAGAAACGAGAATGCGTGATGCATTACTAAGATCTGCGAATGCAAGTGATGTGTTTACGTCGGCAATCAGCACCGGAAAGAATGCCTGGGAAGAAAACACAGCATTAACCAATGAAGCGAATAAACGTTATGAAACGACGGCGTCGAAGCTGGCTATTATGAAGAACAATCTGTATGATGCCGGAATCACCCTTGGGAATATCTTTCTCCCGATGATTGCGGAAGGGACACAGAAAATCACAGGATTAGCACAGAAAATTGATGATCTGGACGGCGGACAGCAGAGAATGATACTCGGCATCATGGGAATAGTTGCGGTATTGTCTCCATTGCTGATCGGCATCGGGAAGGTGTCTATCGGGATATCTTCGGTTATTGGACTCGGAGCAAAAATAAGCGGGCTTTTTGCCGGAACTGCAGTAGCGGCAGCGGAAGCTGGAACAGCCGCAGAAGGAGCTGGAGTTGCGATGGCAGGGGCTGGAGGAGTGGCTCTAGGACCAATTCTATTAGTAACAGCTGCAATAGCCGGAGTGGTGGCTGGAATGGTTCTCTTATGGAATAAAAGCGAATCATTCAGAGATTTCATAACAGGAATTATTGACACTGTAAAAAGTTCTATCACAGGGTTCCTAGACGGAATCAATATTGATGAAAAACTAAGCGGAATAAAAAGTGCAATATCCGGACTGAGCGATAAGCTGTCTGGGCTTGAAAATCTATTTAAGGCAATCGGCGCAATTTTGGCAGCAATCTTGGTACCGGCTATTGGTTTACTGGCAGCAGGCTTCAGCGCTGTCTTAAGCATGATTGAACCATTAATTGGCGCGGTCGGAGGAATTATAGATATACTGTCCGGATTGGGCGATATGATAGTTGGAGTGTTCACTGGTGATATAGATCTGGCGCAAGCAGGCCTGGAATTGTTTGGGACAGGCATTGTAGAAGTATTTAGCGGATTATGGGGAGAAATAGCAGGTGCACTGGATGGATTTGTTTCAGGACTTGCAGGTTTCTTCGGAACTTTGATACATATTTGCGGCATAGATACGTTTATAAGCAGTGTCATAGAAAAAATTACGGGTATTGCAGAAGAGATTTCGAATACATTCCAAACAATCACTGGCATTGTAGGTGATGGAATTGCATCGATATTGGAAAAAGTATCGGGAATATTCCAAACAATCGGTAATATAATAACGGTTGGCGTTATGCTGATTGGAGAAATAATATCGGCAGCATTCCAGATTATCACATTACCATTCCAATTCATATGGGTGAACTGCAAAGATACGGTAATACAGGTATGGGATGAAATAAGTATGAGAATCAGTGGTGTTGTAGATACGATCGCCACAATAGTGTTAAACGGATTTACACTTGTGAAAACATATATCATATCTCCGATTAGCGGCGCATTTACGATGGTTGTAAGCGTATTCGAAGGAATTAAGAGTGGAATCACCACAAGAATAGATGGTGTGAAAACATCGGCAAAGGCAGGATTCGAAACTGTAAAAAGCAATATTACGGGACCGATTAACAGTGCAAAAAGCATGGTGATAAGTATATTCGAAGGAATTAAGAGTGGAATCACCACAAGAATAGATGGTGTGAAAACATCGGCAAAGGCAGGATTCGAAACTGTAAAAAGCAATATTACGGGACCGATTAACAGTGCAAAAAGCATGGTGATAAGTATATTCGAAGGAATTAAGAGTGGAATTACCACTAGAATTAACGGCGCACGAAACGCGGTAAAAAATGCGATATCAATTATTAAGAGTGCTTTTCATTTTTCTTGGAAACTTCCAGACTTAAAGCTGCCGCACATAAATATCGAAGGAAAATTTTCTTTGACACCTCCATCAGTACCACATTTCAGTATCGCCTGGCGCGCAAAAGGAGCGATATTCGACCAACCTACCATATTCCCTACCCGTCTCGGATGGCAGGGAGTAGGCGAAGCAGGACCAGAAGCAGTCACACCGATCACAGTACTCCAGACGTATGTAGCAGATGCTGTTGAGAGAGGACTGGAACGATTACAGAGAACAGAAAGAGATCCAATAGACTATGACAGACTTGCCATGGCTATGGCAAAAGTACATACTACTGTGGAATACAATGGCAGAGAATTTGGACGAGTGATAAGAGAGGTTACTGAATGATATATTATGAAAATAATAATGGAACCAGGATGGATTTGGATAACTGGCCAGTGGTAATCGAGGATATTACGGAATTATACGGGAAAGAGTGGAAATATTCCGCAACGGAAAATGTAAATGCAAATAGAAAAAAGTTGGATAAATTCTATAGGACTGGAATGAGCAAAAAAATAACATTGCAAGTATACGCGGATACAAAAGAAGAATATTGCGATGTAATGGACCAGCTGAACGAAATAACAGATATAGACATCATTGAAAAAAAGCCTGGAAAACTATGGGTGGGAGATTATTATCTGGAATGTTATATAACAGAATTAAATCCGAAAGAGTACGATGAGATATTCTATACAGTAGATGTGGACGCTACAGTAGAAGCGTTCACGTCTTACTGGATCGGCAAAAAAACATATACATTTCACAGCTATGGAATCACGTCTAGTGATAATAAACGGTATCCGGGAAAATATCCGTATCGATACGCGAACGGAATGACGAGCAACTACCTTATTAATCCGAATTATACATCATCAAATTTTCAAATGATTATTTACGGACCAGTTGTCAATCCTCAAGTTACGATAGGAAGCAACACATATCTGGTCAATATTACATTGGAAACAGGAGAATATCTCCGAATTGACAGCCGTTCCAGAACTATCGCAAAAGTACTGAAGAATGGCGAAGAGATGAACGCATACCACTGCAGGAGCAAAGGAAGAGAATTCTTCCAAAAGATTCAGCCGGGGCGACAGATAGTATCCTGGACGGGAAAATTCGAATTTGACATTACTGTAATCGAAGAAAGGAGTATACCGAAATGGACAGCCACACCTTAGAAGACACAATATCAAAAATTCGTTTCATAACGACAAAACCGACCGGAGAAGAATGCGGAGAACTGTGCGATAGTGCGGAGGCAGATATGGACATTGGAAACACAAATGATTTCGAGGTCACGATAGCGGTGTCAGATTATGACACTGAACGCATGGGATACAGATGCCGGATATTCGCTCCGGGAACAGAGTATGGGGGAATTGTTGGAGACATCGAATCTATATCCGGTACACGAAAAGTTGCACTGCGTGGAAGAACATGGAGAGGAATGCTGGAGTACAAGATAGTTGAGCCACCGGCCGGACAAGACCATCTGACATTGTCAGGAGAATTAAATACAGTAATCAGAAGATTGATAGGAGATCGCTTTGGCGGTCTCTTTGTCGTTCCGGAAGCAGATACAGGGATAACAGTGAATAACTGGCGGGTCGACCGCTACGTGACGCTCTATGATGCCCTGCAGAAGCTGGTAGACAATTATGGATGCAGGTTACAGATCTGTTACGTACAGCCAGAGGGACTGGAATATGGTTATGTAACAGTACGGGCAGCACAGATTAAAGATTATTCAAAGGATCTGGAGTACAGCCAGGAAGATGGCATACATGTAACTGTAAGAGATAACCGTAATGGCGTAAACCATCTGGTATGTGCTGGACGAGGCGAGAATCAGGACAGAATCGTCTTACACCTGTACGTACAGAAAGACGGAACGATCGGAAAAACGCAATATTATAAAGGCCTAGAAGAAATAGAGGCGGTATATGATTATTCCGGTGCGGACAAAGAAAAACTCGAAGAGGATGGAAGAAAAAAACTGAAAGAACTGCAGAACTACAAGAAATGCACCATGACAGTTGATGATATAGATCTGGAGCTTGGCGATATAGTATCCGGCTACGATGCTATAACGGATACGCAGGTTATCAAACCAGTCATACAAAAGATCCTGAAGATGCAGAATGGAAATATAACAATAGACTACAGCGTGAAAGGAGAAGATGAGTAAATGGCGGGAATGAAAGGAATAACGGTTAACACAGCACCGGAAGCCGAGCCGCATATATATGCTGAAGATGATGCAGCTGTATATCAGGCAATATTTGGCGGTGACGGTGTGTCTACTATTGGGCAGGCTTGTAAAGCAACCATACTTAGTAACAATAAAGTAAGAGTGGCGGACGGAGTAATCTGCGTGGGTGGACATATGGCAAGAATCCCGTATGGAGAATATGAAGATTGTGAGATTATGAATGGACAGTCGGAAAAAAATAGAAACGACATTATTGTAGCGAAATTCGAAACCACTGGTACTGGTGGAATTGATACCATGACTTGTGAAATAATTCAGGGAACGGCCGGAGAGACTGCTACAGATCCAGAGCTTACACAAGACGATATATATACCGGCGGAAAGACAAGGGAACTCCCACTGTACAGGGTAAAGATAGAGGGACTGAGTATAGTAGCGGTAGAACAGATGTTTAAACTGAAACCAACGGCGGAAGAACTAAAGCTGTTGATTGAGTCCACTGACAAGAAACTGACTAATAAAACACCAATTTACGGAACCACAGCTCTTATTGAAACCCCAGCTAATGGTTATAAAGACACAACTGTGAAATTTGGCAAAACTTTTTCGAAAGCACCGCTTGTGCTGTTAACGTTATCTGGTGGATCACAAAACACCAAAACTTTTGCGGCGCAGGCTAAAGATGTATCTACGACTGGAATGACAATACGAACTACTAATGGATATAGTTCGAGCGTATCAATGTTTATAAATTGGTGCGCTTTCCCGAAGGAGAAATAGCGATGAGAACATTACAGTTTAAGGTGACCGGCCAGAATCTTAGCAAGGACGGAGACTTTTCCGGATTAATTGCTGGCACGAAAGGGTATCTGTATACGGAATATAACTTCGATTCGGAATGGGCCGGTTGCAAGAAAGCAGCCGTCTTTTTACGGTGCGACAAAGAATATCCTGTCCCGATTGTGAATGGAAAATGTGCCGTACCAGATGAAATAACAGAATATAAACGTTGGAAGGTGTATCTGGTCGGCGCGAAAGACGGGTACAGAATCACAACGAATGAAGTGGAGGTGAGACAGGCATGACAGTAGAAGAAGCATTAGCAGCATCGGTGGTCGAACCGGTCAACGACATTTTCGAAATCGACCCGGAAACCCGTACGATAACAGTCCCGGTATCAGAAATATTCATTATTACTTTTGCTTAGTTCATTATATGTATGGAAGTACCGTTTTGAAATAAATCAGCTGAAAGAATTGAATGCGAAAAATATAATATTTATTTTGTGGATTTTTTTGTTAGCATTTCCGTTATTTTCAGAAATGGAGATACTTGGGATTAAGGTAAAAAAGGAAGTTGAAAAGGCAACTGAAGAAGTTAAAGAATCCTTGAAAAACATTCAGACACAAATCATACAGCTACAAATGAATAATTCGGTATCTAATAAGATTAGTATAGAAAATACTCCATTGCCGTCAGAAAAAACACTCGAGGATATGCAGAAAAATATTTCTGGTTCAGAAAAAGAGGTTTCGGAGTTGGAGATTCAGAACAACAGAGATAAAAATATATTTTTATTCGAGACTAGACAAGAAATAGAAATGGCTTTACGTGAAATATGTGAGAAAATAGGACATCCTGAAATATTAGAGAGTATGAAAATGTTGCGGTTAATAAGTGAGAAGGAACTAATTGACAATGGTACTGAAAAATTAATTATGGAAGTTCAAAAAATTACTAGTCGTGGCATACATGGAGAAATAGTGAGTGATGAATACATAACGTTTGTAAAAACTGTTCGTCAAAAATTATTACAACAGCTTAAAGAAATATCAAAAAAAATCGAATACATCAAATGTCTGAATTGTGGATATTCTGGATATTCGAAAGACGGAAAAATTTGCCCTAAATGTGGTAAAGATTGTTCTGTGGATTTTTGGTAAAATCATGATAAGAGCGGAATTACCGCTCTTATTTTTATGGAGGTATACATGGAAATCAGAGCAAGACCGAAAGGTCTTATTTTTATGCGCAAAATTAAAGAATCGAGGTACATAGAGTGTATGTAGACGTAAACACAATCATTACTGCTGGAAGCTTATTAACGGCCGTAGTGGTTATCTTTTCCGCTGTTTTCGCAGTATACAAGTGGTATTTAAGACAGAATGAGCAGGATAAAGAGA